CGAACTTCTTACGTCTACAAGAAGTTGATCAAGTCATGGTTAACAAGCGAATGCGCAATGTTAGTTTCCGGATGACCAAGTTTGTGAACTTGGGACTCTTGAAGGGAATGAAACGTAGCGTCGCTTCGAAGGTTAGCGTGGCGGATATTGTAGGCGGAGACTCTGAGACTTTTGGGTCACGGTGTCGTGACCTTGTTGAAAATTGCGAGCCACAGATGGTGGAGGCAGTGATGAAGATGTTCATCATTTTCAACGAGAAAGTCCTCAAAGGCCTCTCGGTGCCTTGGTACATGCCAGAGTGGATGGGCGGTGTCGGTTTGCCAGAATGGAAGGAATCATCGGGTCGAATGCACGGCATAACGGAATTGGATATCCGTTGTGGCCGTTATATTCTTCTCAATTGGTCTCGTCCTGGAAGGCAGATGCGACGGGCGTCGTCCACTTCGTGGAAGGTGCATCGTATGATACTCTCTCGCTTGCCGGCTCGGCCGGTGGCGTCTGAGGGTACTGTTACGGAACAGAATGACTACCAGACTCTTTATGGGTTGGTGGGGGTGAGTCTGATCTTTGATAGTACCATCGCGTTGTCGGATCTCTATGATGAGAGTCCAACGCAAACAGCGATGCAAAGCCTTAAGCACAACAGTTGGTTGTGGCGTAATGCGAAACCTTTGTCTCTTGTTCGTCGCGTTGGTAAGCGTGTGATGGGCGCTGGCGAGTCTGATGACTCGCGCATCGCGGGATCACGCGTCACCGCGGAGCATGAGACCTTTGGAAAAGAGGTTTTCTTCGGTACTGGTCCGGCTTCGGACATGTTGCGCGTTGATTTCAGTTCTGGCGTGGCCGTGGGCTACGCAGAACCGGAATCACACGGTGTGGATGTGGATTTGTGGCAGTTGGATGGTGGTGTTGATGTTGACACGCCGTTCTTTGCTACTGTTTATAATTCGCACTGATGGAGATTGTGTGGATTACTGCTGCTCTTGTTTGACGCGTGCTGATACTGGTTTCTTAATACCAGAGCATGTGGATAGAGATGAGATTGCATTTACAACAAACAGATCACCGGCTAGAGAGCCGGGAGAGATTAGTGTTTGGGTGCTTTGTGGTGGTTATTTACATAAATACTTTGTCTGTCTTGACAAAATGAGAG